AGCGTTTTGTAATGGTACTGGTATCAACCAACCAAAAGGCTTTACAACCGCAACTGGTATCGAATCTGTTAATAGGGCTACAGCTGGTAAAGTTAGCTTTGAAGACATTATTGATTTGCAAAGCAAGTTACTTAACCAGTACAAACCAAATGCAAAACTATATATGAGCGAAGAAGTTTTTGGTGAACTGAGAAAGGAGAAAAATACACAAGGTACTCCAATTTTTGAAGTTATTGCAAAAAATGAAGGTATTGTCTACTCATTGCTAGGTTCAGAAGTTGTTATTCTTAATGCTATGAGTTCTAGTGTAGCACAGGGCGCGACTCCTATTTTCTATGGCGATATGGCTGCTGCTTATGCAGTAGTAACTAAAGGCGCTATTTATACTCGTGAAGATGTATCTGGCAACGGTCAAGATATACTAGGTCACTACTTCTTTAATAGAGTGGGTGGGGACGTAGTTAACGACAGCGCTTTGAAAAAACTTTCTACGTAATAACAACAACATTAAATTAAATTAAATAAAAATATTATGGCTACAAAAGACATACAATCGATCACTAAATTTAAAGCGGCAACGAACAATGAGGTTTTTGGCGTGAATGGTGCTATCAATGGATTTTCCATTGACACTCAGGATTTTAACAGCTTAAGTTTTCAATTAACTTCTCATACCTATGCGGGCGGAACTTTTACTGCGACAGTTATTGAGTCTGACGATAACGTGAATTTCACTGATACTGACGCTAAGTTCATTACTGGATCAGCAGTTTTGACAGCAGCGACCTCAGAAACTTCTGACCCAAAAACTTTGGGTTACGTTGGTAAAAAGCGTTACGTGAAATTAAGAGTAACTGCAACCAATATCGCTGGAGGAAACGGCGCTACAATTAACGGTTACGTTCTTTTGAGCGACCCTAAAGAAGCTCCCGTAGTTTAGTAAAGAGTTTACTCCCTTGCGGTTTTCCCAACTCCTTGCCGCAGGGGGGTAATTAACAAATCAAATAAAAAGTTATGAAATTAGAATTTTTAAAAGATATCGAAGCTGTTATAGTTAACTGCGGTGATCTTATTAAGATCGGTAAGGGCGAAGTTCATAATGTAACTAATGAACTGGTTGCGAAAAACTTAGTTAACGAAAGTATCGCAAAAGAATTTCTCGTTCCGACATCTGTTATTGCAGCCGCTGAAAAGTTAACAGAAGAGCAAGCTGAAAGCGAGAAAAAAGCTATTGAAAAAGCACCGGAAAATAAAGCTTTAAAAACTGAAAAAAAAGAAACTAAGAAAAAGAAAATTAAAAAATAATTAATATGGATAATAGTAAACAGTACAGCAATTCAAGAAGTGAAATAAATGTTTCGATAGCTAATGGTGCGACTGAATCAAGTGTAATTAATACACACGGAACCTCGCTCGGGGCTTTATTTTTACCTGCAAATATGATTGGGTCAACAATTAAAATAAAAGCTAGTCGTGATGGCAATACTTTTTCTAATATTAGAACTTCTAAAAACAACGTGGTTGAACTTCAATTTACTGCTGGCGATTGCGTATTATGGCAATTTGGCGATTTAAAAAACGTTCAGTATTTCAAGCTGGTTACTGACGTGGCTCAGACTGCTGATGTTCAAATTGTAGCAACAACCTCACCCGTCTAATCATGTCTTATAATTGTATCAAACCGACAAATTATATCTTGATAGCTGCCGCAGCTGTTGAGCCAATAACTCTTGACGAGGTAAAAACTAATCTAAAAATCACCACTACAGATTATGATACAATTTTAACGCCAATGATTAAGACTGCAGTTTCAAAGTGCGAAGGCGTAACAGGTAGGGACTTTATAACAAAAAGTTACCGTGCTTATCTTGATAAATTTCCAACTGATAACAGAATCGCGATAAAGATTGAAAAAAGCAAATTACAATCAGTAGCTAGCATTCAATATTATAAAAATGATGTCTTAGTTACTCTTGACGCTGCCAAATACTATATAACTAGCGATGCTGATTATAGTTATATCTTTATTAAGTCTGGCGAGTCGTACCCTGATGATGTAGACGATAGGGCGCAAGCTATTCACATTAATACTAATGTAGGCTATGGCGACACTGCCGCAGATGTACCGCAGGGCATAAAACAAGCCTTGATTGCTTATATCGCTATGCTTTATAACAACGCCGGCGATTGTGCAATTGATAAGGCTGATAACTTAGCTCTTAACCTTTTGTCTGGCTATGTGATTAGTGAACTATTATTCGATGTAATCTGATGAAATGCAAATCGTTAAAAAAAAATATAAATAAAGTCTGTATTGCTGACTTAGACTCAAAAATAAAAATCCAAAAAACAAGCGAAGTATATAGCAACAATCCTGACACGGCGCCAGTTGCTCAATTTACTGATATAGTAGAAATGTGGGCTATGGTAACCACGAAAGAATCATTTAACTATATTGACGACGTACAAGTCGGCGACGCTGTAAATACTGAATTTGTAATAATGTACACCGCTAGCATTGATTTTTCGCAGCGGCTTTATGTTGAGTACGGTGGCGTAAAATACAAAATAATATCCGCTAACAATATTGATAAATCAAACCAACATATAAGATTAAGATGTGTTGAGCTAGGAGATAAGAATATTACAGCTAACTTAAGATGATCCAATATAAAGACACCACAAAACAATTTAACGCCGCTTTTAAAAGGCAAGAGGGGGCTGTAAGACGCGGATTAAGACAAGGTGGCGCAACATCAGGTGATGATTTAATTAAGTGGTTAAAAAATGATATGAAGCAACCTAAATCAGGCCGGACTTACAAAACTTCAATAGGGATGTCAGGAAACTTGCTACAAAATGTAAGGACTTATAAAGCTTCATCTGAAAATCAAACGCCAGCGGTTGTAACTGGAGAATTTAGAAAGTCATTAGGTTATGAGGTTCAAGGATCTTCAAGGTTAGTTTTTGGATCTGGTATGGACGGAATAGCAAAATATGCGAAGTTTTTAGAACAAGGTACAAAAAACATGAAGGCAAGAAAGCCGCTGCAAAGAACAGCTAAAAAAATGCAGCGCAAAGTCAATGAAAATATTAATCGCAGTATTGTGATTGAATTACGTAAAATAGGAGTAGATATAAAATGAAAGCATCAAGCATCGTAAACAGAATTAAGGAAGTGCTGGCAACTTACACGGAGGCATTTTCCAATATAAAAGATATAGCTAGCATAACTTGCGCGGGTACGATCGCAACAGCCACATCAACTAATCATGGATTGACAACCAATGACAACATAACTATTAAGGGCGCTAAAAAGGTATTAGGGATAACAAGCCTTACAAGATCTGGTAACGTTGTAACCGCCATATGCTCAAATAGCCATGATTTAATTGACCCTTCGCAATACTCCGCGCAATGGCTACCTCTAAAAGTAGAAATAACAAGCGCAGTGCCAGCGGAGTACAGCGGTATCTTTGAGCTAATCAGCGTCGTTAATGACACAACATTTACTTACAAAATTACAACGACTCCAGTAAGTCCAGCAACGATAGCGGGCAAGTTATTTCAAGATGATATGGGTCAACTTAACGGATATAAAAAAGTAACAGTTATTGATGCCAATACATTCACTTACGACCTAACTCAGGCGGCTTCTTATTCGACAGCTGGAGATATAAAAATGTCTGTAGCCACTAAGGTATCTGGCGTAGCTTCACCGCTCAATATAGTTGATTACTACAATTTAAATGGTGATGGCATTTTAGATGATCGTTTGTTTGTTTGCGTGCAAGATGATTCAGCAAATCGTAACAGAACAACGGCTGACAGTATCGAGTCGCAACAAAATTCTAATTTAGAATATTTTTACACAATACAGCAGAACTTTGATGTCTTTGTGGTAACGTCAAGTCGCAATGATTTACAAGGTGCGTATGCCGCCGACCGCGCAAGATCGTACAGAAAGCCACTTTTAAAAGCAATAGCCAATTTTCAATTTGATAATGACCTAACAGATAATAAATATCAGCCAGCTTTTTATTTAGGATCATCAGCCGAAGTTGAGGCAAGCATGAAGGCTTTTGCGATACATAAGTTTGATTTTCAGGCTATTGCATATATTCAAAATAGCGATGTTAATCAAGATAGGGATTCAGTGTTGTTAAAAGAAATTGACGTTATTGAGAAGTCTAGTAATTTAGAAGTAAAAGCGGATTTTTAACAAAATATGTTTTTTCTACATTTTAAAATTAATTAACGTTATTTATTATATAACCATAATTAATATTTTTACATGAAGACAATAAAAATTAAAGTTAATAAGAATTTACCTAATTTTAGTGCTGGCACTGAATTAACGTTATCAGTTGATGACTTCGGAACTCCTTTTGATAACTTCTGGCGCAATAGACTAAAAGATTCGTCAATAGATAACTGCATAGAAATTATTAAATCAACTAAAAAATCTAAAAAATAATGAGCAATCCACGTACTACAATTAACATCTTAGGCTCTCAAGTGCCAAAGAATCCAGATGACAGATCAATTCTTGTCATTGGTCAAAAACTAGGCGGAACAGCAACGTCCGGCGCTTTAGTTGAAAATATTATATCTAAAGAACAAGCACTAGGTTTATTCGGCGCTTCGTCGATGGTATACAAAGGAATTGCGGCAATTATCGATAAATGCGCAAGCTCACTTAACCAACCTAAGATTGCAGCTATCTCCTTGACAGATCAGGGAGCTTCTGTTGCAGCGAGTGCGACGTTGACATTTACAGGAACGGCGACAAAGGCTGGTAAAATTACGCTCTATATTGACTCAATGCAAAGAAAATATGAGCTAGATATTGCAGTTGGCGCACTTGCGAACGACATAGCTACAAGCATTGCTGCAAAGATTAACGCTGATAATTTCAGAGTTGTTAGCGCGGTGGCCACTACAAACGTTGTTACTATTGAGGCACGCAACACAGGAACGCAAGGCAATAGTATCGGTACTAAATTTGATCTTGGTTTATCAGAGGGGATTACACTAGTTACAACAGCTATGGCGAACGGTGCAACTGATCCAGTTTTAACTGGTCTTTTTGATCCAATTGCAGATAAAAGATTTACTTCTATAGTTTATCCTGGAAATTATGATATTCCAACTTTAAGCAATGAAATTACATCAAGATTTAACGTTGATGATAAAATAATTGACGGCGTTGGTATTGTAGGTTTAACAGATACTTATGCTAACTTAGTTGCTGATACATCTTTGCAAACTGTAAAAGGTATCGCTAAAAGAAGTAATAAACTTGTTAATAGAGATACGCATAAAGGCGGTGCAGTTTTTGAATCTCCTTTCGTATTAGCAGCAAGAGCGGCAGCGGTAAGAGAAATAAGGTAGACGGTTGGCTCAAATACATCAAGTTTATCAACAAGCGGTCAGGCTGTTGGCGGATCATTCTTTGGCGCTATTCCTTACGCTGACACTCCAGAGCAAGGCTTGAGAGTTATTGAAAGCGGGGATGACTTTACAAGTTTGGAAGCTAATCAATTAAAAGAAGCCGGTCACTGGTTGTTAAGCAACAACTCAAATGACACTGCGCTAATTTATGATGAAGCGATCACAACTTACAAAACTGATAGCTTAGGTTTACCTGACGTTACTTTTAAATATTTAAACTATATCGACAGCTATACTATCGCAAGAGATTACATTTTTAAAAACATCAAGTCAGATTTTTCACAACGAATCTTGACAACTGGTCAATTAGTAGCAGGTCGCCCAATGACAAACGCTAAACAATTTATAGGCGTTAACATGGGTTATTACGCTACCTTATCAGGATTCAGCGGCGATAACAGCTATGTTCTTTTGAACTCATCGCCTGAGGCTAAAGATCGCTTTAGACAAGAGTTAGAGCAAAGTATCGTAGTTAATTTACCGCAAGGCAAGATAACGGCTGACGTTCTCGCTCTTATCAACACGCAAGTTAGAGAAATCCTAATAAGCATCATTCCAACTTTTGAATAAATAAAATATGACTAATATAATTGAATTTGGTGAGTTATCGATAAACGGAGATATTATAGCTACGACACAAGAAACTGCAACTCGAGATGGGTGTCCAAAACGTGACACTGTAACTCAAATGAACGGCCCTAATGTCACGACACAAGATAACACGCCTAATTTTTCTGAAATAGAAGTTACAGTACTAGATTCGATGGAATCTCGCGTTATATTTGACGCACTCTATGACAACGGTACCAATAACGTTATTACTTATAATGGCAAAAACTATTCAGGTGCTAAATTAGTAGACAAGCCACAAAGAAAGGTCATGGGTGAAGCTACTTATATGTTTCATGCAAACCCACCAGCTTAATAACAATTAATAAAAAATAATATGTCTAAGGAGTTAGAAATAAAATTAGCAGAATCGGTTGAATGTTTTTTCAACGATAATGGTGTAAATGAAATTAGGGTAATTGATACCTTGTATTTTATGGCACCAACCTATAAACACAAAGACTTGATGCTCGAAATAAGGCAGGCTTTCTTTGGCGCATGTACAATGCTAGCAAAACAATCAAGCGGTAATTCAAACGCCAATAGTAGCGAAAAAGAAAAAGACGGTGATTTTGAAGTTAACGAAGAAATGGTAAAAGGAGCTATTAATTTTTCAGGTGATGGTTTTGATATTGTAAAATTTTATAATAACATGACAAAGTTATTTGTTAAAGATATTTGCTTTAAAGATGAGGAGAAGAAAAATAAAATACTTTCGTCAGAACTTGGCAAGTTAAGCGCGGAGGATATGGATAAAATAGTTATTGATTATATTGTGTGTTTTTTCGCGACCTCTTGGTCGAGGTTACTAAAATAGATGATATAATTTGTAGCTTAGCTATTTTTTATAAAGGGGCTGCAAGTTTTGAGTGGTTAGAAAATCAGACTTTGTCAAAAATTATGTCTCTACAAGAGCAGGCAAATAAAATAAATAAAGAATTGAGTAAAGAATAATTATGGCCACTTTTCAAAATCAGTACATATTTAAGCTAATTGACAAGATCTCGCCAAAGCTTAAGAATATTGAGAGGCAGGTCTCCAGAACAACTGGTAAAATAAAACGAAACGCTAATAAAATTAATTTTAGTTTTAAAGGTATGGCTGGAGGCTTTAAAAAGCTTGGTAGAGGTATCTTGAAAAAAACTAAAGGCATGATTTTTTCAATCAACACATTAAAAAAATCAATTTTAGCGCTGGCCGCTGGAGTTACAGCCTCATCAATTTCATTCGCAAGTTTAGAGCTCGGTCTTGTCAACGTGCAAAATTTGTTGTCTAATGACGATATATTAAAATATAGTAACGCTCTTAAAGTTATGCAAAAAGAAAGTGTCAGGTCTGGTTTTTCAATTGAAAAAACTAACAAGGCATTATTTGACACGGTATCATCACTAGGCGCTGGCAAAAGTGGTCAAGAAGCGTTTACGCAAGCTCAGAAATTAGCGGTCGCGGGTGTGACGGATATTAGTACAGCGGTTCAAG